TTACTTTATTTTTTCCTCAGCTCGTTCGCTTTTTGCTTGACGATAAACACGCAATAAATCAAGCCCAAGTAACAGCATGATAATATAAAAAATAGGGCTGTTAAAGGATAAACCTATTTGTGACTCGCCACCGAGTAATGTTAGAACAATCCAAAGCCCGAAAGTATACAATGTTAAAGCAACATATGCCTTTTTAGACAGCTTTTTATATCTACCTTTGTCCGTTACAATTTGTACAATGACAAGAGCAATCAAAATGATAAGAATAATTTTATTAGTTAATATCGCAGCAATTGTGGTGTCGGGGAAAAAATCATTGACGAATAGTAAGGTGAAAAATACAAGAATACAAAAGTTAATAATAGTTGAAAGCCTCATGCCATATCTCCTTAGTGCCATTTTCTTCACCATTGTAACATGATTCTGCTAGATAAGAATGAATTTATGTTATATTAAAAATTTTCAAGGATAAATTTATGTATCAATTTATTTTTTGTTTTGTGAATCATAATATCTTTTTAGCATCGTTGCAAATTGCTCGCGTGTTAAGAAATTTTGAGGATTCGAGCCATCGGTAATGCTTTGGCATTTTAACCATTCCCATGCTGCATTATGCGTTTCAGAGGCTTTTCGGGGAGGGACAATAGCTTGTTTTGTTTTTAAGGCCTCCTCAAGCTCTTTTATTTTATTTAGCAACTCAGTGTATTGTGACATCGTTAATTCTCCTTCATTCGTTAATGTAATATATTTCATAGGGTCAACAGCATTTGGTTGACCTTTATCCCAAATTCCATTATGTATTTCGAAATGTAAATGTACCCCAAATGCTCGTCCCGTATTACCCATAACACCAATTTGTTGTCCTTGCGCTACTCTTTGTCCTACCTGAACGCAAAAGGAATCTAAATGTGCATAATTCGTTTCGTATGTTTTGCCGTTTACCGTATGCTTAATCATAACGACATTGCCATAGCTGCTTAATACCTGTGCTCGACTAATGACTCCAGCTGCACTTGCATAAATGGGAACTTTCCCTGTTGATGCAAGATCGACACCTTGGTGCCATTCGTTTCCATAGCCAATATTTCTCCATCCAAATTTACTCGTTAATCTCGCATTCCTCACGGGACACATAAAATTTGCCATTATAGATCATCTCGTTTCGGTTTTTTATATGTCAATGCTCGTGACGAGTCGCTCAAGCTAGCAGTTGTAGGATCTAAAATTGCATTATATGTACTTACAGCCATCAAAGCTAATACGTATGGATTAGAAGCCGCATTTACGATTAAGTCCTTTACACTATACCAAGTCGTCAAATCAGCTCCTGTAATACCATAATAGGCGAAGAGGGGGGTGATAATTGATAATCCTAACGTAATCCAAAATTGAGGATTATGGATGCGAACTTTCCAATTAATTTTCATAGCTATCCATTCCTTTCTTATAGTCCTAATGATTTTAAAATTAAAGCGCCAATTATAGTTGTTGGAATGAGTATCCACCAATGAAGGTATTGCTTGATCATGTCACTGATGGAAATGCTGTCCTTTGCGGATTCCTGTTTCAAATCATCTTCAATGCTGTCCACTCGTTTTCCAATACCTTTGACATCCTCTTGTAATTCAACCTGGGACATATTTAATTTCGTTAAATTCTGATTGATATTATTAAAAGTTTTATCCATTCTATTTAATTGTATTTGCTGATGTTTATTCATCTCCTGCTGTTGTTCAGATACTAATGTTAAGCGATACAATAATTCATGATTACCTTCTAATTTTGAAATTCGGTTTTCTTGATTCTTTATTTCAACTTCTACACTAGCCAATCTCTCACCAAATTTTTCATTTTGCATGTAATCACCGACTTTTATAAATTAAAAAAGAGTAGGGAGAATTAACTCACACCTACTCTAGTAAATTGTACGTATATTAATACGTAAATTACTTATTTATGCATTTCTATTAGGTTATTTCGTATTAATATACATTTTAAAAAATAATATGTATCTTTTATCGAATGTACTCGCATGTACCAACTGAAATTATCTACGTCAGATTTTAATTTGTCAATTAATTATCGATACATCACGTAAAGTAATTTCATATAAATTAGCCACGTTTTCTACATTTTCATGATATTGATTCTTAGAGAATTTGTGAACGGTAATTCTTTAGGGAAGTACAAAGGAGCCTCCAATATTCAACAATACTTCTTCACGTTCAGTAGGGGTTGGCACTTCATCAAAAGTAGGATTATCAGAATCATCTAATACAGGCTTTCCATCTTCATCAACAATAGGAACTTTAGTCACTACATTTTCGATAACCTTCTTAGTAAATTTACCACCAATATTTAAAATCTTTTGACCTCGATCAGATACAGCTTCAAAAAACTTAGGAGATTGCTCAACAACTTCAAATGTAACGGAATAAACATTCTCTTTGACATCCTTAATTACACGGTATTTCATAAATAAATTTCTCTTTTCTTATTTTGTCGTTATGTATTTTATTAATTTATTTACAATTATAATTACTAGACACATCATCAGACATAATTTCTTTTACCATCCGTTGTAAAAGGCGAATATATTCTAACATTTCCTTTTGGTTGTATCGCTTAGTGATAGTGTTACTCAAACGTTCATCATGCAAAGCAATTTAAACATAACGCTCAATTTCAATCTGTCCATTAGTTTCTACTTTCTTGACAATAGGGGCGATTACTTGATAAATATCTTTCTCGATTGGAACTTTAGCAGATTTAATTGTAATCTATGTATTCTACTTCAACTGACATTAATTCACCTCCTTATTTACTGAACAATATGGAACTATTATTTAGTTAGATGTGCAATTTCACGCTCTGCAATTTCTAACTTCACATAAGGTTTTAAATCAACTTGTAATACGTCATCTAAAGTACGAACTTCACCAATAATCGTTATGGCATAAGCTTTAGTTAGCCTCTTTTGTGCTTCTGTTAATCCTGCTAAATGTTTATCATTCATTGTATTACCTCCAATTCTGTTAACATGGTCAACAACTTAATTTCTAGTTCAGCATTGGCAAGTTCTTCAGGTGTAGGCTTTAATGATTCTAATAGCTGTTGTGATTCACGCTCTGCTTTTTCTTCTTCTGTTTCACCTTCAATCCATTCGACGCCGTTCCATTTTGGTTTAATCAATACTACGCCTGTAGGGAATGACTCAGTAGTGTAGGCAAAGTCACAACTCTCACCTTCATAAACTAATTCAGCCCCTACTATAAAGCCTTTACCATCTAATACAAACGCATATTTTGGTTGTGGTTGTTTTTCCATTGATTATTTCCCCTTTACGCGTTAGTTAAAAAACTAAATTCAAATGAGTAGTTAGATCCTGCAGTTAATTGAGATATAGGAGTAGAGAGATCTACAGATAAATGACCGCTAGTATCTAACGAAATATCAATGTTCGCATCTACACCTGATTTTCTACCAAACATCGAGGTATGAAGTATTTCTACTGGACTGTATCCGGTAGGTAAGAAAGCTATTGATCTAGAAGAACTTGTGCTTGTCAACTTTAAATACCCTCTTACGTGGACTACTCCATATATTTTTTTAATTACTAACGAACCTGAATCCGCAATCTCCCACCCTGATACAGGTGTTACTGCTAATGTTTTATAAACACTATAAATAGGTGTAGCATTAAACCATCCGTTTAATGCATAAGGCTCTGTCGTACCCAAATCACCCCACACCCATAGGTTATTTGCTACAGAAAATACACCATTCCTTTTAAGTAATGGCGCCTGACTACTGTTAGTATTAGCATATGTTAATAGTTGAACTACTGAGTTTCCATCAGGTGCTACTATAACTTCACAGAAGTAATTTGTATTTTCTGGGGTGTTGGTAACACCCCTAGGAATATACCAATATCCTGATTCCTTTAAATCATTCATATCTGTACCAGTAAACAGTCTTGTCTCAGTACCTTTTATATTTGCTGTCGCTACACCAGTAGTATGGTCAACAGTGATTGTTTTACCGTCAGGCTTTATATGACCTAGGCTTTCTGTGGTCGCTATTTCTGCCAAATGTTCATTAGTCGTAGTTCGTAAAGATTCTAAGTCTTCACTGTTTGCTTTTTCATCAACTTCATTTTTCAAGTTCTTTGCCACTTCGGCAGATGCAACCTTGTCAGCACCGCCTACCATTGAGTCATTGACAATCTCTACTTTTCCTGATTCCTCAGCAATGTTTTCTATCTTTTGTTGTAGCGAAGGAGAAAGATTCTCCCACGCTGTTTGACCTTTGTATGTCATTGAACATTCCCTCCTTTATCATTCAGATATAAAGTATGTTGAATTAGTATTTGTTATCGGGGAGGTGAAATAATTTTTAAAATTAAAAGTTACACTATTAGACGTTCTTGAAAAGCTCCACACTCCACAGCCTCCAGAAAGAGCTCCCATTGATGAACTGCTTATAAGAACTGCTCCACCAAATTGGTGACAAGCATTTTTAGGTACGAAAGCTAGATTAGAAACTGTATATGATACCTCTGAATTAGCAGGAACTGTTATCGGGAAAGTACCTATAACCTGTTGTTTACCAGTAGATACAGGTATAGCCTTAATATTATTTGCCATTGTTGCGAACTCAGCAGTTGTGCTTGTTGACACACCCTTACCAGTGATGGCGTTCGCAACTAAAGCCTTTCCATCACTTACAGATTGCTTTAAATCAGTACCACCGACAATTAAAGTACCATTCACAGTAAGATTACTTGTAATTGTACCGCCAGTTTTATCAAGTTTTCCATCCCACTCAGCCTTTTTAGCAGCAGTTACGTGAATATCATTTTTATTGATATGGTTATCATAGATAGCTTTCGTTAAATCGGCAGATGCAGCTTTATCGTTACCGCCTGTTGCAAAGTCAGTAACAAGCTCCACCTGTTTAGCACTAACAGTACCGTCAGGAGCTACAGTGATAGTTGTACCGTCAGGCTTGATATGTCCTAACTCATCCATACTTGCAGTTTTGCTAGCATGAGTAGTAATGTTTTGATTTAAAACTTTACCTGCTGAAGCTGAAAGTGCTGCATCTGTACGGTCAGAATCTATAGTAGGTATAATATCAACTTTATCACCTGCATCAAACCATCCTGTATCATCTGAAGGATACGTAATTCCCTTTTCCCTAAACACACTATGAACAGAGAATGAATCGTCTTCAATGTTGTATCTGTAGTATGAAACTACATAGTAACAGCTTATTTCATTCCTACTATTTTTAAAAACAGATGTCGTCAAATGAACAGATGTTTCACTTTCAATACTCTTAGGTAAGAAAACGTTATCTTTACCTAGACTAATGACAGTGTACATGCCTGACTCCGTTATGACTGACACCTTATTTTCTGCAATAATAGGTTGCTCACCGCCTAAACCGTGGTTTTTCACCCACTGTTTTACAGCGTCCGCATTACCTGCATTATTAATAGCGTCCTGTGCGTCCTGTGACAGCTTTGTAAGACCTACGGAACCTTCAGTTAGGCGTGTACCTGAAATATCTTCTGGAAGATTGCTAGGAGTGTTCTTCAGCACCATGACTAACACATTGTTATCTTCAATCGCTGTAATAGGGTTGTCAGGAATGTTCACCGTGTAACCTGTTGATACTGTACCTGTAATTGTCCAATAGTTAGGGTCTAAAACTGCTGCATTATGGAATACCATAAGAGAGTCAGTAGCACCATCATATGAACCTACAGGTAAGCTCCAAGACTTCTGATATTCTTCAGTCGTAACTAAAGAATATGGCACAAAGAAGCTGTTACCTACACCTGTACCACCTGCTACTGGATAAACTTTAACAGGTGTCTGCCATGTTTGACCTCTACCTCTATAAAATATCCTCACATACATGGACACTAAGCTATTAGTAGCTAAACATTTAATTGTCTGAACTGTCCAACCTCTATCTCCATTTATATTTGTTGTCTCAACGAATATTCTATCAACTGGTTCATTTTCACCGACTAGACTTATCCAATTTTCCATGTTTGCTTCACTAACAGTGAAAACAGTTATACCTTCAGGGTAAACAGCAGATGCGTGGTAGTATGGTATTTCATCAATAAGTGTAGAGTTAGGTATTTTGATATCGACATTTCCAAACTCGTCAGGCTGTACCTCATTGACAGACTTTACCGTACCTGCTCCAAAGTCTAATTCAACATTACCTTCAATATCTGGAGCAACTCCATTTACAGAACTAACAGAACCATTTCCATCAACGCCTCGTTGGGCTACTAACCTCCAATAAGTATTTTCTGTAACTGGTAAGATAGGTAGAGGGTTATCTTTTGTATCTTGTAATGCAATCCAAGTTGATCCGTTGTGTAGAACAGTGTTATTTTTCTTGTACTGTCTAGTTAAAACAAATTCACCAACAGATTTAGCTTCATCAATCAATAATTGTGCATTGTTAGTGGTTTGCACTGCATCATCTATTACAGCGTTTAGATTATCAATAGATTGATTAGCATTTTGAATAGTGTTGTCTACTTCTAATAACGCATCATCTACTTCTTTTAATTTAGTATCAGCAATATGAAGTTTATCATTTACCTCAACAATCTTATCATCCATTTCGTTAATCTTAGCAGTGGCATCGACAATTACTTTTTCGCCTCTAACAATAACATCACTTGCGTCATTAGTAGTCGTAATAGCGTCATTAGTAGCTTCTTTTGCATTATTTGTAGCTTGAGTAACTTCATCTAATTTTTCATTTAAAGCTCCAAGTGCATCTAATGCATGTTTACCACCTTCAACAATATCTCCAAGTGTTTCTACAACTGTTTTATCTTCTAATTTCGTGTAAATGGAGTGAGGGCTATAATAATGATTTCCTTCACCAACATACTTAAAATGTAACTGTTTTCCCACATGAATAGTGTTAAAAGTAACTAGTTTGTTAATGTAGTCCACTTTAAATGCATTTTCAGTGATTTGACCTTCCTTAATTTCATACCAAGTAGTATTATCATCAGAAGTAACTATAACTCGATTTAATTCATTAGGGATTTCAGACAACAGTACTTTACCATCGCCTGTAACAACTAGTGATTCATTCATATTGTTGAAAGGGGAGTCAGGAGTACCTTTTCTACGTTCGATGATGACCGCAGGACTACCTTCGTATCTATTCATAATTTACCTCCTTAAAAATAAAAAAGTATCTAGTTGAATAACTACTAGATACCATTTACAATTTGTGAATTATTTCAATGTGATGTTTATTAACTACCAAACTTCCAATTGCCACAATCATATCTTCAGATTCTCTGATTTCTTTTGTTAATTCTAATGCATCATAAGCTTCTATTTCTGTTACAAATTCCTTGTTATTCTGTAAAACTACTTTAATTTTATCCATAATAGTCCTCCGTTTTATTTGTTTTATTATTCATGACCCATTAATGCTTGAATAAATACAGTGGCATCCAATCTACCCAATTGACTACTGTACAAGTCTATTACATTCCATTGTCCTCTAGTTAAGTAAGGAGTTATATTTAAATTGTATTTATCAATGTTAAATTTACCACCTAATTCATAGTCACGATTTACTCCATTAATATGTATAGATATTTGCCTAGCTGAATAACTTTTATATATTCCATGTGCAATTTGATGAGAGTGTGCAGGTACTGTAAATGAGTGATCATGTGAAGGTATATATATACTATGATCATGTGGAGGTATATAAACTGAGTGGACATGTGCAGGGACAGAGAATTCGTGGGTATGATTTGGTACATCAATCTGATGTTGATGGGCTATTACATACCTAAATCGATGACTATGCCCTGTAGAATCTGGCTCAGTTGAAGCATAATCATATTCCACATTTATTCCACTTTTTCTAGTTGGTAAAACTGAAGCGCCACCGCCAGTGGTTGAGTCAAATTTACCTCCACCACTTTCAGTTGAACCGTAATTACCCCCACCAGAACCAGTTGAACCGTAATTACCCCCACCAGAACTAGTAGATGAATAAGTGCCACCTCCGCCTTCAGTTGCTTGACTATATGAACGGAATTCTAATAGCTTAAACCTCAATAAAGCTTTTTTAATAGATAGTGTTTGCTCAGGAATATATACATAGAGGGTAAGTGGATGATAACCATCTACATTATCAGTTCTTCCTTCTTGCCATGTTTGTAACATTCCATCTTCATCTAAGACAACTTGATTCCCACTTTTACTGAATAGTTGTAGACCATGCTTACCAGTTGTATATTCTCCCAATCGTACTCGCACATTTTCATTATTATCTTTAATAGTAAGTAAATTACCATTGATAGTGAATGTTCCATTGTTATCACCAATTATTAGTTTTTCACCAAGTATTAATTTTCCGATAATTCTTTCACCGATGATTCCTTCTGGTGTTAGGGCGTGGAGAAATGTGTTCCCACCATCGTTAGATAATCCAACTACTCCATGTTGCATTACCAATAAACGTTTTGGGTCGTTTGGGTCGGTAATTACTATACCTTTTCTGGATATATCTACGCTCTCGTTTACCCCTGCCTTTATATCTCTTTCGATAGCAGACCACGTATCATTAAGTATTTGTCCAATCTCATGCGTATTTTTAGTTGTTTCATCCCATTTAAACTTAGACATGTCAAGCGTTGTAGAGCTTGATACAGTTCTATTAAATAACTCTTTTAGGGTCATAAAGCCATTCTTTATATCATGAGCATTAGCAATTTCAATACTTAAACTATTGGCATCTTCCGCGTGTTTAATTGATATAATTTTAGCTAATATATCTATACCAAAGTTAGGGTATTTGATTGTAACTAAATCACCTAAAACAAGTTTATCCCAATCACGTTGACAACTTACAACATTTAAAAAATCAACCACATCGATTGAATAGGAGATACGAGGTTGACTAACTTTAAGTAATTCTTTCTTACCTTCTTCATATAAATCATCAACTTCAAAAATACTTGTATTTGACCAAACTAATTCATTAGCAAACTTTTCACGTTCAATAATTTGTTCACGAGTGAAGTTATTTTCAATGGATATTGTATTTTTTAATACAGTAATTTCATTGTCAATACTCTTCAAAGAAATATTAACAACATCAATTTCAGCATTCTTACTTGCAATTTCAGCTAATTTATTAATTTTATTTGTAATGTGAGTATCAGTAGGTAACATTGTTGCGTTAGCTACTGCAAGTTCATCTTCAATGATATGTAATTGAGTTTGTAATATGAATAATTCATTTTGCTTACTTTGTAGATTTTCTAGAATAGGCTTTTTACGTTCAAGCATATTTGTAAATTCACCTTGTATACTTTCAAGTAAGGCATTGTAATCAAGAATGGCATGGCAAAGTGAGTCAGTCATATAATTAGAATGAGTAATTATTTCTCTTGTATTTTCATCACGTTCGAAAGGGTACATGTAGAAATCAAAGGACTCAATAAATGGCACACCAGTTGGATTTACACTAGCAAATGAAATTCCTTCATTCCCATACACATACAACCTTGTAGTTACTGAATCAAAGTCTGGATTTTCTTCTAATGATTTTAGATACTTACCATGCTCAATAGATAAGCCTTTATTTGTACCGATGTTATCATTCTTATAGAAATTTATTTTTTTATTAATAGTATCCCAAATGATAACAGCATCATATAAGTCTGATAATTCACCAATAAACTCAATTAATCCTTGCTCACTAACATCAAATGTTCGATGCTTTTGGGCGATATCTACATCAATGTAACCAACTGACCAATCTGATTTGACAAGTAAAGTTTCATTTAAAACTCCTTCTGAACCTACATCAGAATAAAGAGGTTTTGTTCCACTAAATTCTCTGATAATCTTTTTGTTTAATTCGTAGGGAAGTAAAAAACATTGAACATTTTTAACTTCAATTCCATTATTGGTCGTATTCTTAGGATTAGTAATTATAAAGTATTCCTTATCATGCCCTCGCTCATAGCGAATTAAATAATGACCACGAATCAAATCAACATTTTTATTTCGTACAGATTTATGATTACGATTTACCATAAAAGGGATATCAAATGTCAATTCATGAATCCCATTATAATTAGTCATTAAGTTTTTGTTATATGCTTCAGTTAATTCAGCAATAGTAGTTCTATCTGGTTTACATAAATATAGTCGAGACTTTTCAGGTTTTTTATATCTATCAATTATTCCTAACAGTATAGTTACCTCCTTTACCCTTTGATGTAGTTTTGATACCTAAATAACAAACTACAAGCGCCTGTTACTTCTAAGCGATTTATGCCTCTCACTAATTCAAGGTAATTATTGTTGAAATTATCGTAACGGTAGGTGAGGGTGATATCTGTTTCAATATGATGATGTTCATTGTCTACATAAATAGTTTCTGCATTGGCGATATTTATAAATTTAAAATCTTTACCACCATTAGACAGGTTTCTAATTTGAAAATTACCATCATACATATTGTAAATCCACATTTCAGGATAAATTACTTCGTCCCCGATATTTTCAAATTCAATGATAGTAGGGGATGTAATATTAGTTAATTCATATCGTTTTTCTTGTACTGGAGAACGAGCGTAAGGGGAATCGTTTAACATAGTTACTTCTATATATCCCTCATCAACACCATTACGAGTCAATTCAACTAATCCTTGATAATGAAAATAATAGTATTTATCAGGCTCATCTTCTGTATAAAATTCTTCAAATGTAGAAGTATCTAGCCATCTTGCAACTTCTCTACGTTTACTATCTGTCCACTGTTCGCCATCTATACAAGCTAATACAAGTTTAAACTCTAATGGGTCATAGTCTGAACCGAATACATATGGAGTATTATTTCCAGCAATCTTTTCAGAAAATATCTTCTTATTAGGCAAATAATTTGTCTGATGCATTCCACCGTTAAGACTTACCAAACTGACTCCGATTTCTGATGAATGTCTACCGTTGTAATAAAAGTTTAGAGAGTTCAAGTTATGTACTACACCTCCATTTTATTATCATAATTTAAACCCATAAGGCTTCATTTTATCAATTAGTCTATTCATGCCTTGGTCAAGTAATCTATCTATATCTAGATTTGCGTTCTGCGATACGTTTTCAATAGACAGTAAATTGTCAATGCGAATTGTACCACCTTGAGGACGTTGTACTTTGAAATCAGGGATTGCAGCACGAATATTCGTAAACATATTAGATATATTATTTTCTGGAACGAATAATTCTCGTTTAAGGGCAAGAACAGTCTCTTCACTTGGTTTAGTATTGAATAATTTGTTAGTAAGCTCAGTCAATTGATTGCCTTTACCGCCTACAATACCTCCACTATGGTATTTTTTGAGATTCTTTAATGCATCATAGGAACCGTCTTGGAATCCGTATTGCTTACGTAATTTTTCGTTTTCAGCATTTAAACGTGCTTTTTCCGTTGCCGATGCAGTTTCCCATGATTTCTTATTAGCTAAGTATTGTTGCCAAGCATTATCTCTAGCAGTATTAGTAGGCGTAGAACTATTAGAAGATGAATTATTAGTATTTGAACTAGAAATAATAGAACCACTATTTAAGTCTAAATTTTGATTTGGAATAGAGACGTTACCTAAGCTTCCTTGCAATTGAGTAATTTGGTATATCTTATTTTGTAATTCTTGCCAACTTAAACCCAAATCTTCAATTAAGTTTTTATTCATATTCTGAAAGGCGCCTAAGAAAGTGCTAAGTTTTTCACTCATTGCATCAACATTACCATTGATAATTTGAGAACGTAAATCAGCATAATATTTCTCATTATTAATTAATTCATCGTAATGATTTACAATTTCCTTACGTTCTTTATCCAATTGATCTTTCGTAGCCCTATACTTATCTTCTTCAAACTTTTTCTTAGCCTCTAAGTCCTTATTGTATAACTCTAACTGATTATCTAACGCTTCTTTAGCAGTATTATAATTGTTGTCCTCAAGTTCTTTCTTTGCGTCATGTTGAGATATATAAGTATCTAGTTCATCTTGTAGATTTTGTTCACGCAATTCGTACTGTCTATCATTTTGTTTTTCAGCAATTTGCTCACTAATATTTGCTAACTCTTCTTCTAGTTTTTTACGTTGTAATCTTGCTTCCCTAGAATCATCCATCGATAACTCATTGATTTTAGCAACAATAGTTGCTTCTTCTTTTTGAAGTTTGCCAATATCCTTGTCAAAACCTTCTTCTTCTCGTTGTTTTCTCATTAAATCTAGTTGACGTTTAATAGCATCTTCAAATGCTTTAGATTCTTCATCTAACTTCTTCAACTTGTCTTTATGAGCTTTATCGAGTACGTCCATTTGATCTTTTATAGATTCTTCGTATGCTTTAGCATCTAGGTCATAAGCTTTAATTGTATTTTCATACAATTCTTCCGTTTTTTTAATTTGCTCGTCTTTTAATGCCAATTCATAATCACGTTGTTGACCATAGGCATCTTTCATTGTACTAATTAACTCATCTGCTATATCAGAATTAATACGTATGATTTCAGATTGAGTTTCTAGCCAAGTAGAAGATAGCTCTTTAAGTCGCTCTGTTTTTCGTTCAATTTCCTTAATCGATAATTTGTCAAGTTGGATAGATTTACGCAACGCTTCGGCTTCAGCTTCGTATGCTTTTTGTTTTTCATATAACTTAGAGATAATATTTTTCTGTTCATCGTTATATTCTTTAGTACCTTTAACATGCATATTCATCAGAGTAGTAGAACGAGAGATAGAATCATTCAGTTTTTCAATTTTCTTATCAAATTCAGCAATCTTACTATTTTCAACCTGTTCGTTAACACTTTTTAAACTTTCGTCAACATCCCACCAAGCTAATGATAATTCGCTTAATTTAGCAGTTAATTCATCTTTATATTCAGGTGATATGTCAGTACGTTTAAGTTGTTCACGAATTAAATCTGCCTCTTTATGTAATAAGTCTTGCTTATACTTTAAATGTTTAGTTTCTTTTTCTAATTCATCACGATATTCTTGTGAATGTTCTAGTTGTAGATTAGCTAGAATATTAGATTTTTTAATAGAACGATCTATACCTGCAATGAGATTATCGAAGCGAGCTAAATCTGCATTAATTGATTCTGCATTCAATTTTTCAAGATTCTCTCTAGTAGCCATCGCATCTTTTTCAGCACTTATTTTATCTGATTTAGCTTGGTCGCGTGCTTGTTGACTTGTATCAACTGTAGATACGCCACCAGAAGTAGTGGAGGCAGAAGCTTTACCAGAACGAATTTGATTTACATACGGAGTAGAGTCAATTAACTTTCCATCTGCTGTATTTTGCTCATAATGTAAATGAGCACCAGTTGAATTGCCAGAATTACCAATCGTGCCAATTTGAGTACCTGCTTGAACATAGTCTCCGATTTTAGCAACTACTTTATCCATGTGAGCCATGATATGCTTAATACCTGTATCATCTTGGATAACAACAAAGTTACCGTAACTACCTGACATCCCATTAGCTAAAGCATCTCCTGCTTTAATTACCTTACCTGCTATTGGTGCATCTAATCTATCTCCAATTGAACCATTTAAATCTACACCACGATGGAAATCAGGTTTACCATTAAGTATTCTATTTCCATATCCACTATTAATCTTTCCACCAAAACCATTAATTTTACCATTCGATGTAGTAGAAGTAGTAGATGTAGACTTATTAGATACAGTACCAGTTTGCTGAATTTTACCTGATGCAATTTGAGCCTGAAGTGCTTTAACTTGATTTTCCTGTACAGCTAATTTTTGCTTTTCAAGTTTAATTTGTTCTTCTATTGCTTTTTTATATTCAGCAGAATGTTTAGGGAATCTAGATTGTATCTTTTGCTGCTTCTCAATTTCTAAATTTAACTCTTCTAGTTTTTGTTTGTATTTATCGGTGATATAAATCGATTGATTTGTTGTTTTATTGGCTTCTTTTTCAGCTTTAGTTACGGTAGAAACCGAATTACCAACTTTACTTAGCTCTTCACCGTATTTTATTTTTAGCTTTGTTAAGTCGTATAATTCAGCTTGTTTTATTTCTAATTCAGGGTATTTTGCTGCAGCTCTATGATAATTCATCTCATTTTTTAGATTTTCAATATCAGATGAAGAAGTTGGGTTATTTATTTTTTCTGCATAAGGAGCTAATTTAGTTTTTAATGCCGCAATTTCAAAATTTCTAATTTCAATTCGTTTATTGGTTTCTATTGCGAGATCAAGAGTAGCCTGCTGTTCTTCAGTTAATTTATTTTCGCGAGCTAACTTGGAGGCTTTTAATAATGCATCATTCGCCTTGTTTTCCGCAGTAATTATTTTTATTTTTTCTTCTGAAAGACCAATAAAGATAGAATCATTGTTTAATAATTCAGGATAGACTGAGGCTAGATCCTTAATAATCTCGTAGCGACTCATTAAAAGATCTATTACTTTTTGTTCTTGTGCGGTTAAATGTTCTTTATTTAAAATATCTACCAGTGTCTGTTGTGAATAGCCCGCTAACTGATTTGTTAATGCTTCATAACTGAATAAAGAATCATCCATAGCAGCTACGTAAGAACTTGAAATACCTAGTGCTGATTCAGTGACATCTTTATAATTCTTCATTTTAGATGCTAGATTATCAAGTTCATTACCTGATTCTGTAGCTGCAGAAGTAAAGTTGTGAAGTGACAATCCAGTCGTATTCATTTGGTTTTTATATTCATCATACTGTTTTGTTGTTTTTTTAAGTTTTTGATTTAGACCTTCTTGAATACTAGTAAGCTTTGTATCATCAATATTTGGATAAACTTGTTTTAATGTTTCTTTTATATTTTCTATATAATCTGAAACATCTTTTTGTGCTTCTTTAAATTGTTTAGGTGAAGCATAGTATAATTTATTAAATTGATCATTTATATCATTCACAAACTCTGAGGCATTTTTATCATTAAATAATGTTTCCAATGCAGAATTCAAATTTTGAATTTCATCAGCATTTGCTGAGGATATTAACTCAGCATTTAGGGTTTGTGCTAACTCTTCGGTATTTCCTTTTAATGCTTCATTTTTACTTATTATAGAGTCTAAATTGTCAATGTAATCTATTTGTATTTCGGGTAAAAGATTGTTTAACTCTATAGAAGGTTCCTGTATTAATTTTATATAATGTTCAGTATTTGATATTAATAATTTTAAATTTTCAATATCATCTTTATTTCCTAAAACTGTAGCTTTGGCAAGTTTTGATTGAAGATCTGGTAATAATTTTTCCTGCATTTTTTCAAGAGAATCATATACTGGCTTATCCCTCCAAAAATGAAACCCCTTTTCAGCTACTTCAATTCCAACTTTATTTGCTAAATCTTTGTTACCACTAGCAAACATTATTAACCTATCATCAATTTTGGATTGATATTTATCTATTTCATTTTCTTTATTTTCAATTACAGTTTTTCTAACTTTATCTTCTTCCGTTTTAGCTTTTTCTTTCTCAATTGCTAATTGTTCTTTTAATAATTCTGTTTTTATTTTAATGGCTTCAGTAGAGCCTACCATCTTCTTACCATATTCATCTTCACCTGTGGCTAAAGAGGGCATAAGTGTAGCAAGTTCATTTTGTATATCGCGATACTCGGCTAGTGTAATATTATCAGCATTACCATTATTGACTATTTCACTTAATCTCTCATATTTTGGAATAAGACTGTCAATAGTTTCTGAATTTTGATCATAAGTATTTAACAACTGTTTTTGATTAGCTTCAAATTCAGCCACTTTCTGTTTAGCCTTTTCCATATCTTCAATAATTTTATTTATAACAAACCCGCCAGCACTTGCTGCGATTCCAACCAAATTCCATCCAAGTAATGCCTTAAAAGAAAATGCTGTACCTGCACCAGATGTATCTTCAGCAAGTGTTTTAAATGTAGAGGCTAGACCTATTCCATCCATAATTGAAGATGCAAGTGTCGTTGAGCTCTGTGCAGCTACTGTAGTATTTTTTCCAAACTCAGCAATACCTTGATTAATCTTATCTAATTGGCTTGGAATTTCTGAGATGCCTGCTATATTTAAACCTTCACCAAGCTGGATATTTGTAATTTGGGTATTTAATTCAGTGATTTGGGATGTTAATTGATCGAAGGTGGTCGTGTCTGCATATGTTTTTTGTAGTTCATAGATGTTATATAAATTGTTTTCTAAAGCTTGCAGATTTTGTTGGGTTTCTTGAATGCCGACTAATTTAAATTGATTAGTAGCGACCGATTCCATTTCTGATTTCAGCTGTGAGACTAATTTTTTAAGGGATTGGAGGTCGCCAGTAGGGACTTTTGCTAGCTGTTTATAAAATGAGCTTACATTTATTTTTATATCTCCAAATGCTTTATTAAGAGTATCAACTGATTTTACAGAGTGAGTAACCTGCTGTTTAAAATCATCGAAAAATGAAAGGGTAGGGGATGCTCCGCTTCCAACATTTTTAAGTTTTAGATTAAAAGCTTCTAATTGTTGTTCTAATGCTTTAATTTGTTTGGCATACTCGTTAAAAATTTGAGTGTTTTGTCCTTTTATTTCTAAGTTAACGGTTAGATTTGGTATGTTTTTTAAATTTTTTATGTAGGTATTTATATTTTTTTTCGAAATCTGATCATTGATACCTAGAGCAACTAATAGCTCCGTTGATTTTGTTTGTCCACCACCAGTACTCAAATGACTTTCCCTCCTAATACTCTCACTTGCCTATGTCATCTACATTGGATTGTAAATTAGTGAGCTCTTTCTCTAGTTCTAAATATTTGATACTTAAATTTAGTCGTTTACTTATTTCCTCTAATACTTTGGAAATCTCTTGAATCGTAAACATGTCAGTTAAAAATACGTCATACCAGCCAATGTCAACTAGATGATTCATCGTAGCAAAATGAGTTTCAATTGGTTTATCTTTTAATTCACTTTGTAAGTCAGTAAAATGTTTAATGATTAAAAATAGAATGTAATTATTTAATTCGTGATCATTTTGAAAGAAATCTAATTTGTTTTGTTGAACATATTCAATTGTGTTAGCTAAATCATTTATCAAAATTGTCATTTTACGTTTGCTAAATTTGGGATAATAATAAATAAACTTTCCTTGATCTTTATCAATGTAAAATTTTTGCTTCTTATTTAAGGCATCCGCATTTTTTTGAATATCAGCTAATGTTAATTTCGTTTCACGGTTTGTCATCTCTGAACTCCTTCAATAGAAATAGAAAAGGGTAGAAATAAACTCTACCCTTTTTATATTAATTCACTTAAATGATATCTACAGCAATTGTTTCACTAAATGTACCATCAGTTACTTCAATCATCGTTTGATCATTTGCTTGTGCAGAAGCGCCTAAAGCAACGACACCATCTGCACTAACGCTTGCGATTGATGGAGCTTTAGATGTCCAAGTTAAATCACTATTTTGTAAAAGTACATTACCATAGCCTGCACCTCGAATACCTAATACGGTAATGCGTTGTGAATCACCAGCAATAGAAGAATCAAGAACTAAACGAGATGGATTTGCAGCAAGTGCAGTGAATTGTACTTTTTCCTCAGATAAGTTACGAAGTTTGATATATGCATAGTTGCCTTTTTTATCTGACAGTGCGCTACCAGCTAGAGAGGAAGAAGCTACACCTTCATGTGTCATTGAAATTTCCACGGCTCCGTTAGGTTTGAAGTTTGGCACTTCAATAATGACTTCACCAGTTTTTCCGTTATTTGAACGAATATCTACATTTAATTCCATGCGAACAGCTTTAGGGAAGGAATCCGCAGAGATTTCAATTGTATCCATCATTTCCTGAACAGCATAGACAACCTGAACCTCTTTTCCAGCTAAAGCAGGGACAGAGATCTCATTGCCAGTAGGGGCATATTGAGTGAACATACCATTTAACTGCTCCACATGTACCTTACCGATAGGTGTTTCAGCTAATGTTCCTTTACCATTTGCATCAAGTAAAATAATTTCGTCCGTGTAGTATTCAGCTAGTTGATGATTGATGTCTGTACCATTTTGTAAAGCGATATAGGCAGTATCGAAAGCAGCATCTTCAATGGAGAATGTTAATTCCTTTTGATAGTTGAGCTCGTAGACCTTTTTAGAGCCTTTACCAGCGTGAATTGCCTGTGTTTGAATAGCTTGTGTCATAGATGAATTAAGTAGTGTTTTACCATTTAAAATTAATTCATCCGTTAAGCGATCAAATAAGCGAACATTTGCTACTGAAGTTAAAAATTGATTTTGTTGTGTCATAAAAAATTACCATCCTTTTAGTTATTATTATTTTTTATTTGAACTAGGCTCAAGTCCTAGTTTTTTCATTTGTTGGTCAAATGCTGATTTCGTTATAATGACATCCTCATTTTTCTTCGGCTCTTCAATATGGCCTAACCAATAGGGGAGATCTTGTTCATTTTTAAATTCAATCATCCCGGAGTAGCGTGCATTAAGAATGGCATCACTACTTAATATATAGTCCATGCGAATTAATCCTTTGTGGAATTGATATAGAGTTAAATGCTCAATTTCATGGTAGGGTAAGCCGGATTTACAATGGTAGGCAATTATTTGTTGTTCCAAATCTGCTTGTCTTGTTTTTCTTTTAGCCATAAATGCACGAGCTTCTTGAATGGCCTTCTTTGTACCAGGGTCGATAAATTCATCATCTAAATCAATAAGATTTTGTTCACTAATGATGGTCTTGATTTTATCAAAATCACGCTCATGCAAAGAGATGCCATTGACAAGCATTAAAGCCATACCTTTTTCATTCGTCGAGATTTGTATATCCTCAGTTTTGAAAACTAAACGATATAATGAAATTAATTTTTCTAGTATTTCATGGCCACCGTCGTTTTGAGCCATGACCAGTAAAAATAAGAAGTAAGACATTCTAATTATTTCTGGTTGTTGAAAATCGTTCTTAGGTAAAAGTAAGCATTGCACAGCATCATAAAATTCATCTGCATCCTTCATTTTTACAGGATAAATATTTAACCCTTTATATAAAAGAGGTTTCCCAAATGCCTTTTTAGTGTTGATATTCATGATCTAAATCCTTTAGGCTGTTGTCCTGAAGGCATTATGTAAATCCAACGATAACCTACAAAGCCTTTAGGTACATTTGAAATGGGGAGCCCGCTATGGAATCTTAAATCCCCAAATTCCTCAACATCCTCTTGAAACAAAACTTCATTCAGCACTTCACCGAGCCAATCAAGGCGAAAATCAATATTATTAACGGAATCAGGTGTATAAATATCAAAAATATATTGCTGAGTGCTTGAATAAGGGTTATCCGTAAATTGATTTAAGTTTTTAAGATAACTTTTTTGGGGCATACGAGCACCTGTGTATAAACAGATTCTACAAATGTTTGTTTCGGATGCTAAATCACTAGTTTTATCACCAATAACGATTAAACTGTTGAGTATACTATCTTTCTCAGGTAATTGAGAAACATCCACTTTTAAGTCGTCAAGTGGATCATCTAATCGATCTTTTGGTATGTAGTACAGTAAACGAAGGAGTTTTTCATCATTTACCAATGAGTGATAAAATTCTGTTATGTTTTTTACTATTTTCATTCTCCTTTATCCTCCTAAAGAAGAGCGCAATTTTGAAGGTTTCATTATAAATTTAATTAGAAAAAGAGGTTATGTATTTTTACATTAATTCAAACATACAATGGTCATCACCTTCTTTCATTTAATAGAAGATAGTCTTTAAGATAATCATGCTAGGGCAAACTATTTTATTACATTTACGTTAGTTCAGATCCCTCTTTTATTAATATGAAACCTTCATGATAGGTCTGTAAGTAGGTTGATCCTAAATTACAGCCCTATTAGAAAGTTTCATTCGTTTAATTAATATGTATTTTAAATTAATTTATGTATTAGATGGAATCTTCTTCTACATCTTCAATGCCAAAGGCGATAGCTTCGAAATAGGAAGTATTTGAAAATGTGTTATGTCTGCTGGAACCTTTTTTCATTTCTTTTTGCTTATAGTGAGAGAGTACGTAATTATCTTGTAATCGATGTTGTGAATTTTGGTTTTTAAGTAATTTTGTTATTTCTCTACGTCTTTTATTACGTTTTTTAGTTTCCTTAATATAATTTAGGTTTTCTTCTTCTAGTAACAGTTCTTCTCTAGTGAAATATCCTTTTGTCATATAATAGCCTAGCATATCTAATAAAACGATTGAATTATGAGTCTGAGAGGTTGAACTTAAATATATTTCTAGAGTGATCTCCTCACCTCGATAAACGATTTTCTCATTTTCTAGGATGGATCGTATATATTGAACTCTATCCTCTATTGGAAGCTCTAAATTCAATTCAATTATCGTATTAGGTAATTGTAATTTCATATGTATTCTCCTTCTACTTATTAAGGTGACTAGTGTATAGGTAAATCCACTTTTTTCGCCCAAACGAGTGAAACGTTTATTTTTTGCATTTTTTACATTGTGAATGGAATAAATCTTTACTACTACTATTTAAGCTAAAAAATTCATCTGTTGCCGGAAGAATATCATGACATTTACTACATTTTTTTGTTTTTAAATGTAATGTATTTATATAGGTAACTTTTCGCCACTGTCTATCGTTCTCTTGTTTAATTCTAAGACAAATGGTATTAAATCTACTTCCGACTGTTTTAACAGGTATTCCTAAAATTTTTCCTATAGTATAATGAGAATAGTCTTTAGCAATATACTCCAATAGCAAAATTTGCTCTTCATTTAATGTTTTTTCAATTAATTCATCTAAATCGGCAAATAAACTGATGACATCTGTGTTCATTTTTAAAGAATTTGTTGCACAAATGCCTTGGTTGAAGTTTGTATCGTCAATTGAGCCTCTAAAAGTTAGCAGTTCTTTAATGACTGTCGTATCTGATAATACTAGTTGCTTATATTTTGTATCTTTACTTGTTTGAAAAGCCATAACCTCATCTCCTTTTATTTTTCCATATTTATGTTTTTTCATTATAAACCTATTAATAAATAAATCAATATTTTAAATTAATTTAATTATTAAATTACATAAACTTCTAATGTAAATTTTAAATCAATTAATTTAAAAACATTACATTTTAAATTATCGTATGTTACTATTAAATTGATTATATTTAGAATTGGAAAAATGAGGGAGTGCAGAGAGTTGAAGGTTGGAAAAACTAAAGAACTATTAATTGAAAATATTAAAGCGAAGATACCCTTGTTAGTTCAAAATGATTTAATTTTAGATGAGATTTCAATACAGCTTCATAAACATAACATTAGCATTGGTAATATCCTTGAAATGATTAATGACGAGAATGTACTTAGAGAAGCGAATTTACAGGAACTATTATTGCTAGGAGAACAGCTTCATTTAAAATTTGCTGACACTGATGATGACTGGGGAGTAGAATGGCTTAATCCTTCAGAAATAAAAGAGTTAAGGTTGTACATAAAAGAATCACCATATGAAGAAATTCTCGCGTTACCATATACTTTTGAAAATGTTCTTAAAACAGGACACAAAGAGTATGTCGCAGTAATCCCAAATGCAGTTATTGGTAAACTTTGGATGAGTGGTATTACAATGTATAACCCAAATATTCAACGGCAAGCAAGAAAGAAAAAAGTGAAAAATGGAATTATTGAGGTAATGAATTTAAATCCAAAATCTTTACGAGATATTGAAAAACAAACTTTAGAGGGAGATTTAATAACTTCTACTTTACGCTACAATGCAAAAGTAGGCTCTGGAAATGATGGGATAGAATTTATTTATGATGAAAAAGAAAAAGCACTTACCTTGCTAGAAGGTGCTTTATTAGATGTTTTAGATGGGGCGCATCGAACTTTCTCAATCTATAATGCCTATATGAAGAAGGCCGATTTAGAAGGAAATATGATCGTCATTTTTTCTAATATGACAGAGGCTCAATGTAAACGGGTTCAGGTAGATATGGCAAAAGCCAATCCAATCCCTAAACCGAGATTACAAGAATTAGCTAAAGATAAATTATCAGACGAGGTTGTCATTGAATTAAAAGCTGATGGAGAATTAAAAGGGAGAATTACATCCAATTCTAATGTTAAATATTCATTTGGTGAAGTGGTTACTTTTTCTGAATTATCTAATGCCATCGATCAAAGCTTTCATTTAGAAAATCGTCTAGATGTCATAAAAGTGGCAAAAGTGATAAATGACTATATGATGTATCTTTTTGCGTACTATAAGGCAAATTTATTTGATAAAAATTCTTTAATGTTTAAGAGCAGAATGTTTATAGGTCACATTGAATTAGCGACTAGAATGTTTGAACATAATATTCCATTTGAAAGCTTAAATAAGGTGTTAGACAAAATTGATTTTACAATCGATAATCCTTTATGGGAAGAAATTGGCGTGCTTAAATATGGTAGTTTCAGTTCACGGAGTAGAACAAAAATCCAAAATATATTTCGACAATTAATTCGAGAATGAGGTGTAAAAGATGCTTAAAGAAAATGTTTTTAATAAAGATATTAAAGAATGGTATCTAAAATCATTAGATGTCCAAGAAAACAGCCTTACTACTTATTTATCGTTATTTAATAAAGCAACGTTGCTAGAACATCAAAAAAATAAAGATATATTTGATATGAATAAGGTAGAGCTGGAAGAGTTATTTTATAGTTTAAAGTCACCAAGTCCACAATCCATAAGTGCTTCTATCAATTTTATTGCAAGATATATAGACTGGGCAATTATGAACGGCTATACAAATAATCGTGCACAAAGGCTTCCTAGTAGTATTGATATGGAATACTGTAGTAAATTCGTCTATAAAGCGTCAATTGTACGATATACAAGAGAGCAATTATTAACGTATATGCATTTGTTTGATGATCAAAGACATGCCGTTTTTCTCCTATGTTTATTTGAGGGAATTAAGGGTGAAGGCTATAGTGAGATTTTGAATTTAAAGATGGAAGATTTGAAGAATGATAATGGAATCTTCCATGCTAAATTGACGAATAGTAAGGGGTACACTAGAACAATAGAAATCTCAGAAGATTTATATTGGAGGTTGGAGAGGTTAGATAAAGTATCTTCAACGAGTGTACAACCAAAGCAAGGCCAAAAATATTTTTCAGATAGTACTTATATATTCAAAAAAGCAAATACTAAGAGTGCGGATATACAGCTTAGGGCATCATTTGGAAATAGAGCTTTGGATTTAGCAAAATCAATTTTTGACAACAGTAATTTGATAGCTAGTACAATTCAAGTATCCGGTATGATGTGGTATATATGGGAATTACTCAAACATAAAGAAGAAAAAGTTCTGGATAAAGAAATTCTCGATAAAGTTGCTAGTAAATATGATACTGGATATGTAAACAAAGATAGTAAGTATGTAAGTTATTCTATACTCCAGCATAAGCTAGATTTTGATTTTATGAAAACAAATTACGGTTATTTTTATATTGAGTTATAGAACTGGTGAATACCAGTTTTTTTTATTTTGAAAAAATATGAAATTGTAAATATTCGCTAAAAATAAACTTGAAATCGAACGTTTGTTCGTGGTAATATGGAAACAAATATATATTTGGATTGTTACACTACTTGTTATAGCCAACATTAAGGAGGGATTTAAATGACTGATAAGGAGACAACGGCAATTTTAGAACTAGTAATTTATAAGGATAGAGATATTTCCTTAGAATTAATGAATGATTTCTATGGCAGCATATCAAATGTGATTTTAAATGACGAAGGAGGTAATGCTCTTGTATGTGAATGTATGGATAGCTCACTTTCTAGTTTAATTCTTATGGATAAATGGAATGATGATGAGGTCGAACTAATTAAGGGAGTAGGTGATACTAAATTTATTTATAAAAATTCACAAGAATTGGATATCCATTATGATAGTTTAGTGCAGTTGGATGGCAATAAAGAAAATATTTATTGTGTTGTGGAATTCCAAAATATTATTTATTTATATAATGGACTCCAAAGAAAATCCATTATCGATAACACTATTACAAGTTTAAAAAGTCTCAAAGATTATTTAAATATTTACTATCCAGGACATAAAATTTTGGAGAGAATGAATTGAGTGCAGCAGGGAGCGTCATAGATTTCTATAGATAAATTAATATAAAATAAGGAGTGTTTACATGAAGAAATATTTAGTGAAGGATTTTGCATCTGAAATAGTTGAACAATCGAGAGGTAGAATCAGCATGATAGATGCTGAGGCACTTGCGATTGTATACCTTGCAAAAATGGAGAGTTTTAAACCAACAGAAAACATAAGGAGGATTGTTCAGGAAATGGTTAGGTGTAAACTTTAAAGTGTGATAAATACTAGGTGATATATACAGCATACGGAGTTAACATATTAAAAGATAGTATGAGTAATAAATGGAGGTTAGTTCATGAGGGGAGATAATTCTATTTATTCTAATAAATCCCATTGTAGCAGCCTGAAAATATTTAGGTAAATTAATTTAAAAGATTATAAAATGATTAAAAATACTTGCCGAATTGAAGCAAATGATAGGAAAGAGATTCTTTAGCACAATCAATTAGGTGAGCTATTTTAGGAAAAAATATCACGAAAGAAAGATTATAAACAATTATTAAATGAATTAATGGATAACTAATAGAATTAACTTTTATGGATATGCAAAAGAAGCAAAAATAAGCTTTTCTTTCATTAAGATAATGAAAAAGACAGGGTACGTGATTTGCAAAATCAATTGAAAGGAAGGGGTTATATGATTATTAGAAAAAATGAAAAGGGATTAATGGTAGATTGTCATGCAATGGCATTAGCGTATGAAGAGATGGGTAATTTGAATTTAACTATTTCCAAAGAGATGGATCATTTGGAGTGGGAAGTAATGAAAGTTATAGAAGCTTTTTTAAAAAAAGATTGCACTAGTAAATTAATTAATACCTATACATAAAACAATAAAATACATATATAAAATGGTCCATCAAGGACTCTAATGGAGTTAATAGTATCATATGAATCAATATAAAATCATTTTATTCATAGTCCTTATCTTATTTTTTTCCTTAATTTTAAAAGATGATGAAAGGTGCGGGAATAATAATTTAGACTTGAAAAAAATATTACAAAATACACCAAAGAATAGCTATGAAAATGCAATAACAACAATTCGTCGTAAGGCGGAGCAAATAAAAGAGCAAAAATATCAAAGGCAACTAGAATTAAAGCAACAAATGCATGAACAGAAAAATAGAAAAGAGCAGCAAAATTTAGAAAAGCAATATTCTAGTTTAAACAATCAGATTAATACGGAATGGCAAAATTTTCACGCTACGTATTATGGTAATGACTGTAGAGGATGTAGTGGTATTACTGCTACAGGAATTAATGTCCAGGAAACAATATATTTTAAGAATTTAAGAATTGTAGCAGTTGATCCAACAATTATTCCATTAGGAACAATTGTTGAAATTAAAACCCCGAATGAAAGGTTCAAGGCGATTGCCGCTGATAAAGGGGGAGCTATAAAAGGATACAGGCTAGACATACTTGTAGAATCTGAAAAAATAGCAGCTCAATACGGTAGACATGATGTTCAATTGTTAATAATCAAGTAA